ATTTTTCTATTGCAGGGAAAAGAACCATTCGGAAACCCAGGTCTAACAAACTCCCAGGATTAGCACCCGAGACCGTATCAAATACAGCTTTGTCAGATCTACCAGGTGTGATACCTGTCTGCATTGCCGTAAAGCCTTTGATTGACCGCTCTACCCAATCAGGGTTAATGATATTCGTCATCCTAGCGGAATCTATAGCATCAAAGTCATAGTAATTTGAGGTAATGGGGTTTTCCCACAGTGCCGTTATGGGATTATGTACCGAAGTCCTGAGAAGGATGTATGCACTATCCGTTACCGCAGTGCTCTGGGTTAATAACTCTGGGGTACCAAAATAAGTAACACCCGTCTCAGGGTTACACTCTTCTGTCCTACGAACGGTTACCGTCCCAGCATAATCGGAATCCATAACCTCAAACCAACCTAACAGGGCACTTAGGCTGACACCTCGATCAGCAGTATCTTTAGTCAGCTCCGCGCCACCATGTGTCTCCAGATCATAGGTATGTATAATGTCCCCAATCTCAACGGTACCCGGAACCTCTTCACTTAACCCAAACTGGCCCGCCGGGGCGGAGATCTCAGCAGCCAAAAGCTTAAAGTTCCCAAAGGTCTTAGGGCGAGGTATGGGTAGACTAGGTTTGTACCTATAGTCATACTCCTCGCCTGGCGGCATCCCGGAGCCTCCGATTTCTAACCAATATTCCGTAAAGCCCGCCACATTTGTCCAGGTCTCAAAAGGATATTGCTCATCCCCGTTAGCAGCCCTGTCAGGGGAAACCGCTACGAAAGTTTTCTCATGTCCCCTTGCTACACCAGGCTCAGTTAAAGCCACCATACGAGCAGCTTTTGGCCGTAAAAGGGTGATAGCTCTAAGAGTGGAATCCGGAAAGGTCCCTGGGATAAAATAATCGGACAGCCTTTTTGACGAGTCTAATGTTAATTGATCTCCACTAACATCCGTCACCCGGAATAGCTCATACTTACTAGATTCCGTTAGTGGTTCCATAGCGGGGACAGGGGGGACTCCTAAAAAGTCACCGTCTCCGATACCCCCACCACCAGTAAAAGGCCCCTCAGCACCCGTTTGTGTCACAAGGACATACAAGCCACCATCATAACGAGTCAGGAGATCCAAGCCGTAGATGTCCAGCAAATCCGTACCACTTCCGACGCTACAGGTCAGGGTATCCCCGACACCCGGAATCACATCATTATGTCCTACATACCAAGTATGCGAAATGCCACCACCAGATTTCAATGTAGGCCCAACGACCTCAAAGGAAATAGGATGACCTAATAAAGATCCACCCTTGGGGCCAAATCTATTTGTCCGATGATTATAGGGGGCGAAATTGATTTCCGGATGTCCTGGGGCACCTATCTTAGAGGTCTTCAGCCGAATAGGATTGGGAGCATTGAAATCAGGAGATGCATTGTCCCCCATGATTCCGTGTCCCCAAGCGTAAGACGCTGCCCAAGACCCTGCAAAACCCTGTAACACTTCGGAAGCTTCTTGTACTTTAGAAGCAGGTACCGTAGTTAGTCTGCCAAGAGGGTCCTGCCAAGGGTCTAAGGGTATATTGTTCGTTGCCATGTGTTACACTCCTGTATCACCACAGAGGAATTATAATTAACAAACCGCTTACGCCCCAGGGCCTGCAGGTCCTAAGTAAGCTACCCACTCGGCTAAAGTTTCCGCCGACGGAATAACAACAGCATCCGGATGTACTACGGAAAGGCCCGTAATACCACGTACTCGATGGGACCAAACGGAAGGATCAGCGGGCGGTGCTGTAAAGGTACCAACAGGAAGTGTAGCCTTCCTCGTGAAGTCATAGTCTACAAAATCTTCACCCGCTACCACCTTGACCAAAATAGGAACCTCATCATCATAACCCAAAGCCAAAGTAGCCCCAGGCCCAACATGGACACGTACCTGGCTATAAACCACACCCGTATCCTCATTGACCCCTGTAAAGGTATTAGGGCCAGCTACCTGGCAACCAGCACCATCCAAGAAAACATCTTGTTTGCTGGGGCCGTCGCCATCTCTTCTACCTATATCCATCCAAGTTGTAAGACCTGGAACCTTAACCATAACAGCAACCCTATCCGTAGCCCCCGGTCCCGGAGCTACATACTGGAAGTCCTCTAAGGTTAAACCCTCTATCCGTAGATGTAATGTCGTTTGGCCCGCGGCCTCCCAAGCATCAGATCTACTAAAGGCCACGTCAAAGGCTCTGGTATAGGATCGCTCCCCAGAATAACCAGTGTAATCATGCTGGAGATCCCCACCCGTTAGCTCAGTAGCATCAGGACGGTAACCCAAGGTGTAATCCGTTTGTGGATACAAAAGGATTCCGGATGAAGGGAACGGGGACTGCACCCAGTTATCTATAGGAGGATTTCTATCTGGTAACCCAGCCACCTGAAGTTCGGAAATAGGAACTGCCGATAGGTGGAGTGATCCACTTGCGGACTGAACCCAAGAAACTGGCGCCCAAATCCCACTGTCCGCACCAATGTAAGCAGTATTACCAACCTGTACTGGCACTCGTATAGGGCCACCAGCCCAAGTATCCATACCTGGACCCGTAAGAGCAGCTATTTGGGTAGCTGTTAAAATAGCCCCTAGGAAATCAGACCGCATACGATAAACTTCATCTAAGAAGCGTTCCTCAACATCCTTAGCCCCAACCATCAAAGAGGTATAAGCCAGGCCCGTAGTCATAAGGAAGTTTCCAAAGATACCTCCTGCACCAACGTCAGGAGCAGACTCATAGAAACCAGTAGAATGGAAAAGAACTTGATCCGCGGAACCCGCCAACGGAAGCTTTTCCCCCAAGCCATCCGGATAGACGGGCTGCAAAGGTGGATCTGTAAGGGGTCTCCGGACAAAAGCTCTTGGCGCGGCGTTAGTCGCAAAAGCAGGTGTTAATTCATCCCCGTCAAAACTGAGGTCACCCGTTCCAAACCCACTTACATCAAGAATGTCGAGGGTATCCGTTACTAAAGGCCCAATAGCTTCCGTAAAGGGCACGGTAGCCCCTCCTCCCAATGATGTGAAGGGGAACTCTATTCTTTGTCTGCCTGAGGAACCCGTAGTATCTGTATAGCCAGCAGGGCTGTTGTATGTGGGGTTCGCACTTCCATCCAAACCGTAACTAAACTGACCCAAAGCTACAAGAGCGGGCGAAGGGCTTGAAAGAACTGCGGCACCCGTGAAAGGGTCTACCCAAGAAGCAGTTACACGGTAACCGTCAGACCAAGCATTACTAAAGACAGCCTGCAAACTACGGAGTCTGAAGTTCTCTTGGTTCAAAAGATCCCTTGGGATCATATAAGCAACCCCACTAATGTAGGTGTACGCTACATTAGTGATTGCGGGATCTCGATCATAATTCCAGGCGCCACTAACAGTAGTGGGAAGGTCAGCACTATCCCCTGTGAACAGGTTTTCACGGATAGTATGGTAAGGGTCCGCACCGAAGCCATAAAGAGGGGCTCTGTCCCCTGAGGTATTTCTATTGACTAAGTCCACATAAGTATCTGGAACGCCCGTGAGGGGGTCCTCGCTTGCTGTGACACCATATACGTCGTAACCGTCTACAGCATCCCAAGGCATAGTTCCATCACGGGCACATTTCTCAAAGTCCGCTTCCGTCTTGAAATGTATTAGAAGAAGGCTGCCCAATTCTAAACCAGCGGATACCGCTTCTTTAATATGGAAGGTTTGTTTATATCTGGCTAGTTGCCAAGTCCAATAATCTTGGTCAAAGCCAACATAGGCACCACCATTTATCAAGTACTCCGTCCCGTCTATCGTAACCATCTTAGTTGCGTCTGAAGTATACGAACCGGCCAATTCAAAATAACGAGCCGTTTCACGGGTTACTAAAACGTCTTCCCCTCGGGGGGTGTATTTAAGCCCTGTCTCCTGACTATAATCTTTTAGATAGGGAAGACGATAACGATAGAAGTTGTTGTTTGAAACAATAGTACGCCCCAACGTACGCGTGAAACTCAAAAAATCACCATCCACTGGGACAGATGGGGTGGTATAAGCTAAAATACCAGCACCTAGTATTGGAATACCATATCCTGTTGGGTCCGCTTCTCCCGCTTCTAATACAGTACCAAGCCGTACTTGACCAGCTCCAGGAACTTCGGAACCCTGAACTCTTGGTTTAGGCGTTCCCCAAGGAGCAGGGAGTGTGGAGGCTGTTACTAGTGACACACCACTATGGATTTCGGCTAAATCATATTGTCCGGAGGCTCTTCCAGGATAAGCAAAAGGATCATAGTCCCCGTCCGTGTTTGTTCCCCCCGCAAAGATTCCTCCAACGGCTCCATCACAATCAACATCCCCTGGGACTGTGGCGCAACCATTTTGAGTATCTAAGCCTTGCCCTAAAAGAAGAGCTGCCCAGCAACGCTCCTCCAAAGGCTGACCCAAGAAGCCCCCTACACTTGTCAAACCAGGAATATGTATTAAGGCTAAGACACCCTTATCCGCAGGATAAATACCACCGGACAAGGTGAATACTGGGGCATCCTCATCAGGCCAAGGCGTTGCTACTGATGCCAAGTCTAAAACCCTAGTCCGAACTACACCACCAGTACCTAACTCCGTATACCCAGCAGCCTTTGTGCTACTACGTGTCCCTAACGCTGTTCCTAAAGCACCTGACACATGATTCCAGATAGCATCCGTATAAGGGTCACAACCTACACGGTCTACCGTTTGCGTATAAGTGAAGTCCTTATCCGTTGTCGGCGTGGGAGCCCTCCAATAAAGAGGGTAAGTATCTACATTAGTACTGTTTGGTGGAACCTCGCGGGTTACAGGGTAGCCATCATCCAGTCTAAGAAGACCCCAGTCTGGAATACTATCAAAAGTAATCCCTGAATGGTTAACTAGATATTGTCCTAGCTGGGGAGGTTCCGGTGCAATAGCGCCCATCAACTCATCAATAGCCCCTTCTACATTCTTAGAGAAGATAAGAGGAGGGTTCCCATCAATGCTGACAGCTATTGCGGAGTGAGCACCTTTAGGATCATTGAGATGTGTCAACAAAACAGCACTGTTACCACTGGTACCACTTGCAGAAGGTGTTGGATAACCTAATACCGGTGTGGAACTACCCGCAGGTAGAAAACCAGGCTGCCCGATGTTAGGTGGAGGTCCGGCCATTCCAGCGCCTAACAACTCAAGGTTATCGGTTTGGCTCTTAGCAGGTTTACCTGGGCCTGTCCTAATATCTCCCGGGTTGGTAATTCTCGGCATTTCCGTTCTCCTTATGGTGCCGTAGGTGTGTTCGTCTTGTCACCTACAACGATCAGCATATTCCTAGTACGGTACAATCCTGCACACGTTGTGTTATCGGAATCCGTGAATCGTACATTATTCTCTTCATCTAATTCCGCAAAGCGGCTCATCATAACGAGTACCACTTCATTTTTACGGAAAAGGAGCCCGTTACCAATGGCACCAGGGACCTCCTCAGTGATCCTAGCTAGGAAAGGGAACATCACCTTGTGCCTGACGGCCCCGATAAGGGGTTGAGCCATTACTGTAGGTCGATATACCCAATCAGCAGCAAACGGATAGTAAGCCCTAAACTCCGCGTCTATACGGGGGCTTTCTGTCCCCGCTAGTCCACCAAACTGAAGAGTGTTTTGCGTGTCCGCTTGGACAAAAGGATTCAAACTTAACAATCCCGTGTCTGCACTAAAGTCCGCCACTGAGATATTTGCGGATGCACAGAAGTACCATTCCTTTATTGAAGGTATAGCACCGTCATTAATGGGTATCTGGTCTAAAGAAGCACTATAAGGATAACCCCTATCTTGAGACCCCACCCCAACCTGTCCTGACCACAACGCTGACCCCATAGATAAGGGCTCAACATTCAACGTAGTGGGAATGGTCCCACCCCCGGAAGTCTTGAAGTCTCCTTCTATAACCCCCGCCGTCTGTGGTGCATTGGAACGGTAATAAACACTCAACTGGTATCCCCCACCTAGGCTACCATAGTTAGGAATGGGGTCTTGAGGGAAATACTCCACATCACAAAGGGTATGTCCTACACCAGAAAGCTGCGTTGTCACACCGATCTGACGAGAACTGCTTCCATATGCCGTTGTAGTGACATCAACCGTCATCACCGCTACTGCGGGGCTGTCCAATACAGTAACCGGAGTTGCAATACTACCGAAAACCCTTCTAGGTGTGTGAAGTAGTTGTCTGTCCCTACTAACAATAGAATCTAGTACAGGAACACCCGGTAGTTTATCCCCCACACCCTGAGCAATCGTAGCATTGGCGACATACTCAAGATGAAGTTCCCGATAAGTATCCCTAAAGCTGGGTGCCTCAAGAACCTCAAAGTCATTAGGACGCTGCCCAGCGTCATTCTCAATTACGGGGCCTGGGCCTGGAGCCTCTCCGGATGTTAGGGCACCGTCATAAACGGCACTATCCGGCTCTATCACCAAGTCAGGAGTATCCGTTGCCCCTACCCCTAAAGGATAAGTGATTTCTACTTCCAAGAAAATTCGCCTGGGGGAACCGCTACCGGAAACCAACTCCTCTACCATCGGATAAGGAGCTACAGGAGCACCTCCCGTAACTGCGGTAGTATTAGCGTCCAGTTGAACTTCCAGATGCATCGTCCCTAAACCCAAGATCGTAGTAGCTTTCACTCTCTGATCTACAGGAGCATCATAGTCACCGTCATCGTGGTAAATACTTAGTACATCCGTAATGACCGTGCCTACAGGTGCAAAAGCCTGGACGGAAGCTGTAGGGAAAGAGCCTGGTGTAAAGGAGGCGCCCCCACCATCAAGACCCTCGAAAATACTACCCAAAGTAGTGGCATCAAAGTTTTCTAAATCTAAATGTAGGGTGTCACCCTCGGACCAAAGTGTGTCCGTACCCCCTAAAAAGGAGGGGTCTACATATTTTCCGGGATTAATAAGACCAGGTGCAAAGGCGAGACCCGCATCCCTATCCCCAGGATAGAAAGCAAACACCACACGCTCTACAACACTCTGATCGCCAAACCGTCGGGCAACATGATCAAAATCTCTAATGGATTCACCCCGGGTAGTAGTTCCGGAGGTCACATCATTTCCATCATGTGCGGTACGTCTGCCTATCTCATTACAAACTAAATGTTGTACGGATACATCCCCAGAGCCGTTTCCAAGAGTTTGCTTACTTGCCGTGTCTAAAGACCAGGTATGGTTTGCACCATCCAATAGGGATTGAAGCTGATATTGCAATTCACTTGCGGTATCTAAACCACCGGCCAAAAGAACATGTCTCCGAAGGTCTAAAATACGGGTTGCATCTATCACGTCACAATATTGCCCGTCAGGTCTATCTGAAATACCCGCTGGGATAATACCTAGTGGTCCCGTATAACCCGTATGCTCATAGCAAGGGGCACCATTCGTATTAAGCACTGGGTCAAAGCCAAGGACAGCCCCACTACTTGAAACATCATTATGTCGATGGACAAAACAGATAGGTATCGCATAAACAAAGCCGTCTAGAGCACCTAAGTCTTCAGCAGCCGCCTGTGAACCATCTCCGGAAACCCATAGACCCGTATCTTCCATCCCATAAGCTACCGCAGAGGATGTTACCCAAGTGCTAGTTGTATCTGCTGGAACAAAAGGATAGTCCGCTACAGGGGCTCCCGTACCCCCTTGGGCATATATAAGAGGTGTTGGGCCGGGGCCTGCCGAAGCAGTACTGAACCCATCCGGATTCGTTTTGTGATTGACACCCTCTGAGGCATCCGTAGTTCTGATACGATATTGAAGCTGAACTCTTTGTGTGGATTCGGAATTAACAACGGGGTCCACGATCTCGTCTTCTAACCAAACCGCCGCTGGAGAAAGTACATTCCCATGTCTGTAAATTGCGTTTTGGTCTGTAGCCGGTTTAGCATAGCGGTCTTCACCACCCGTTAGCACTGGCCCAGAAGCCTGCAAAGCCCCTGGAAGTGTTGGGAATACGGCTAAAGAGATGAAGTTCCCTGTCATAGGTATCGCTGTTCCTAAACCGGAAGCCACACTCTCAATAAAAACAGTAAAACCCAAAACTCTTGCTGTAACAAAGGTGGCAAAAGAATTCGCCACATCATTAATAGCTGTTGTGATATTGAACGCTGTAGCACTTTCATCCACACCTATCGCAAAAGTATCTACACCAACCCCTATAGTAAGGGGTATCCCCGCTATGAGGATGGTATCTCCAACCCCTAAGCCAGCGATGTCTACTACCTGCACATTCCCGGAAGCTTTCGGGCTCGGCGCCACTAGGGCATACCAAACCTCAAGGAACACAAAATCCGTTCTCTTCACGGTTTCTGAAGTTCCTCCGTAAATAGTGCTTTCCGAAAGGGTGATCAAGTTCCAACCTGGTGTTTCCGTATTGGTATACTCAACAACTACAGGACGACCAGCCACACTACATTCCAAACGGGGTAGTAAAATACTGTTGATCATAGTTAGATCAGGAAGGATCGCTATCCCACCCACAGTATCATCCGACACCGCTACAGGAGCACTTTCTAAAGTGTAATCCGTACGGGCATCATAATGTGTCGTACCCCTAAGCCAACCGGACGGGGTTTGATTCTTACGATATAGAAAAGTATCCCACCAAGCAGCATCTTGTCCTGCTTGAAGCTCTGAATCCAGAACTGGTTTACCTGACTGCCAAACAATAGAGATAAAGGATCTGTCGCCTACCTCGATATTCCGAGACACCGTATTCGGCGTCGGTGTAGCACCCGCAGGATCTCCTAGACCCTCATAGTGATTGGTGCGGTCTTTAACGGTCATCGGTGAACTCCTCTGTTAAATCACACTTTGAACAGTACTTCGCAACTGACATCAAAATGTGAACCTCCAGGTAATGGTAAGCACTGCCGTTGCTGGCTTAGTAACTACAGAGAAAGTCAGGTAGTTAGCCATCAGGTCCAGTTCCGTCACATCAATTGTCGCGTCGTAATCTGTTGGCCCATTATTAATAGGATTTGAAACTGAAGGACTAGCTGAAAAGGTGCTCATCAAGCCCATTTCATTTAGCGGTCCGACCGCCTCGGCCTCTCCAAAAGTGGTTGTGAAATCCACAATATTTGTAGGGTAAGCTACAGCCACCCCAATGGCATTTCTAAACTGCACAGATACCGCTTTACGTTCGATCTCATTATTTAGTTTTCTTTGCCCTTGTTGCGGAGCATCCGGAGAAAGAAGATTCCCTGTAGCGCCCGTACCCACACCCAACATGGTTATACCATTATTAAGTGAGGGGGTAGGGTCCAAGCTATTCTTAAACAATCTTGCAGCTAGGATACCCGCATCGAAAGTGATGACATTTTTATGTTCCCAATGTCCCAGCACTTCTCCGGTCTCACCGTCCCGTAGGTCGAAAATAACCGTCCCTTCCGCACCTGTAAACATTTCGGGAAAGGCACCTAAATTAAGCCCCATCTTTACCCCCTGCTGAAGATCTCTCATTTGTTCTTTATGCTTCATGGTAATTACCACCTTCTACTTTGACTTCTGATAGACGCACTATCGTCAAGAACCCAAGAATTTTAGTAACACTATTATCATACCACCCTCTAAAAGAATGGCTCGACCCAAACAAACTACCTGATGTTGCTGGGGAGACATTCCCCTATTAGCGAATCTGGACTATAGGATAAAGAATAACCTCGCCTAGGTTACCACCTAAAGGCTGCATCCCAATGATATTCCCTAATGAATCCACCACCGGCCCCATATAAGACCCACCGGAAGCAAATAAAAATGTGTCCGACATCCCAGGACCCTGCGTAAGGATGTCATTTTTAGGGGTTGCTGCATTTTCCCAGAAGCTAGTGCCCTTCAAGCCTATTACAGAAGCTCCCGTTGCAGCGCCTACCTTATCCCCTGTTGCAAACAACCCAGCATTTTGACCCACACCCACAAGAGGAGCACCTGTGCCCGTCTTTGAGTAAATGTCCTCACCCTCAGCATCGGTATAACCTGAAGCACCCTGGGGCAAAGTCCCTTCACAGATACTAGAGATAAGACCTGACGTACCCTCGTTTGAGACCTCCATGAACTTCATGTTTTCATAAAGGGTCTCAGGGGAATCCTCAAAGGTCAGTATGTCATAAGGCTCCCCAACCGTAGAACCCTGTACCTCAACCTGAGTTGCGGGGGCCATCTGACTCTTCGGCATCGGAGGGGTACCCTCATTTAAAAGGGTCATGCCGTCCATAAAAGGCTGAGCTAGAAGATAAGTATCCGTTACCGGTTGTCCTGGATAGAACATCACAGTTACGGCTGCAGTCGCGGAAGAGAAGCTATAGCCCTCGGATAAAGTCACCTTCTGTCGGTCTATATCAAAAGTCCACTCCGCCCTAGTATATATGGTGGAGCCATCAATGATTTTATACACCCCACTGGCATACATATGTGTCGGGGCCAAGACCAATTCCGTATCAGACATTACTTGGATCGTTGCCGTTTCCAGCGTTTTGTCTAGTAGTAACTCCCCACTAGTGATCACATTGGCTTGGTTAAGAACCATATGTTCTGGGGATTTATGTTCATCCGTAATGGAAGCGAAAATATTATATCGAACCCAATCCCAACGTTGCTGAGTAATAGCTTGCGGATTAAGTGCCCCAAAGGATAACGAACCGAAAACGGAGGGGCTCTTAGGAATGACGGATTCTTCTACATTGATCCAACCTTGAGAAGGAACCGCTATAGGCGTAGCATATCCGGAACCAGGTACACCAGGTGTCTCCGGCACATAATAAGGGGGGTCCGGTAAGTCTGGGCGTAACATTGTAACACCCCAACCAGGTGTCTTTAGGAGCCTTATCTCCATAAGATCACGCCAGTCCATTTCCGCTACTATAGGATCTACCTCATCAGAGTTAGGCGTTGCAGTAGAATCCGTCCGGGGGATTTCCCATTGATCTATGTCGTCCTTATCTCCGCCTAACCAAATACCCAGGGTACGTTTTACGGAAGCTGGCGGAACTACTGTATATGAAACGGATCTCCATTTAGAGGTGGCATCCTGAGTAGGGGCGACGGCACCAAAAACAAACTGGTCCGCACCACCCGTTGCAAAGGCTGCTGTAGTAGAGGCTGGGGTTTGTAGCACATTGTCTAATAACAAAGACACCACACCGGCAGATGTTACAAGCCGGTAGTCGTGAAGCTCCCCGTCTGTCCAATCAAAGTTGTAGGATTGAATTAAAGCGGGTACCTCACTCCATAACTCTACTGCTGGGGTTGCCCCACTTTTTAGGTTCACCTGGATAGTGAAGCCCGCAGAAGAGGATAACAAGAACAAGGGTCCTTCCGTATCACTCGCTACACGTACCTCTCCTATTCTATCCCCAGAGTCACCGCAAAGCATTGAACTAGTATCCACGGAACCTACATAACGACCAGATTCACCGGCAGCTACTTCCAAAACAAAGTCAGGCTCTACGGAAGCACCCTCGTTACCAAGGTCCCCATTAAAGACCCATCCCTGATCTACAACACTTGTAACCCCAGCGGCACTGATAGAAGGCATACTAATTAGTTGCCGCCAAGGGTCTCCGCCTTCCCAATACATAAGGGTAGCAAGGCGAACGATACTCTCTTTGTCCTGCACAACGATTTCAGCATCCCCCGCCCCTAGTATGGCGGTGTCTACTTCTAGTTGTACTCTCAAATCTAAATTAGCTTCGGGGTTTAGGAAAGGTTCAATCCTCTCATAACCATAAACTAAGGGTAAAGCGTCACTTCCGGATGTGCTTTTAAGAAGCATCCCACCCGTGGATAATATTTGGGAGTGTCCAAAGGAATCTTTAAGGAACCATTCGTCTGTCGTATCTACTTCAGGAAGAACCAACATCTCCGTACTAACTACTTGCGTATACCCCCGTAAAGTAGTCTGATCCGGAACAACACCATAACGATAAAAAGACCAGGCTGATTGAGATATGGCATAGGAATCCAAGGAACCCCAAAACGCCTGCCCCTTATATTCGGTACTTAGAAGCAAACCTGTTTCCGCAGGCTGTGGCATATCAACGGTTTGTCCGTCCAAAGCCGCCACTCTACCAGAGATCCTTCCCGCAACATCTAAAGTAGCCGTCTTTAACACTGGGTCTACTACCATACGGTAAGTATCAGCTTCTTGCTGTCCCTTGTCCGTCCAGTCCGCTTCGAAAACTACATCCGGATAAGCGTTATCAAACCTACGGTAATCACTAGGGAATTCCGGGGATACTGTAATCTCTGTTGTGCCATCTGAGTGAGCTATAATAGCTGTAGCCGTATAGACACCTATCTGAGAGCCCTCAAGGATATTGAAACGACCACCCACCGTATATCCGGTAGGAAGGTTTGCGGTTAGGGCGGTACAGACATTACTTGCCGTGATTGTAATCCCCGCTGTAGGCCCAACACTCCAACCCTCAAGCAAGTGCATCTTTGTAGGATCTAACAAAAGACCCACATGCTTCATCGTGTCCCCTATAGAGGACGGCAATTCTAAAGCTCCAGCCATATATAGATGATGGTTATCGTGAACACCGAAACCAACACCCGTAAATACCCCATGGGGAACGATAGTTTGAGCTAAAGGCAGGCTGAACCTGCCCACGACATATAAAGAGGAGGGGAACGTGAAATCAATCTCATCCCAATACATAGCCACTTTAGGATTGTCTGGGCTGTACGGACCGGACAGGTTATCTATGACTGTATAGACACCATCACTCACGGTACCTGTATCCGTCCCCACAAGGGTCCAAGGGGGCGTTTCATCCACGGGCCGTTGCGTTCCCTCATAGACTCTAGTAGAGCCCTCTGTGTGGCTTACAAAGGCTGGTATCTGTGAAACACTAGGGTTCTGATTTAGAGTCATTGTAGTAGGACTATTTAGAAGAGCGGATTGTGCTTTCTCAAAACCTATATACCGATGACTTATCCAAAGAGGTTCCGGGGTTTCTACCGGACCTAAAACTACACCCATAGGGAAACGGCTAATGTCAGGAGCACCCTTGGGATGTGTTGCGTCTTGTACTTGTTCACCATGGAAAGCGGGATCGTGATGTCCAACAGCCCTGTCCCATTTATTTAATGCGGCACCTGGAAGATTCAAACCGGATAACGGGAGGATAGGCGTAGCCATCCAATGATAATCTATTTTGACATCCCCTTGAGGGTCGCCTGGAAATAAACGGGGAATAGGGATAGTAGGGGTAACTTGTCCATTAAAAGGATTAACCTCACTAACCTCAACTTCTACACCATTTACCCATAAAGCCACATCTTGTTTAGTGGCTGGGGTCATATCACCCCAGTCCTTAACTAAAGGACCTCGCTGAGTAAATAGCCAAGGATGTGTTAAGGCACCGGACCCCGTAAATGTACTCACAGCACTAAAAACAGGATTCCATGCTGCGGAGTACACCGTCTGGGAATGCTGGAACTGAACATCAAGGAGTTTGAATCCCGTAATAGCAACCGCAGTAGGGGGGAAAACAAACTTAACTCCAGCACCACTAAGAGAGGAGGCTGCACTAAGGTTTGTTATTAGCGTAGTCAGTATGGGGGCATCATTCCATAGGAAGGTGATGAAATTAGCTTTTATATTCCGTACAACGGATAAAGTAACGTCCCCGACACTCCAGTCTACTACCCCCACATCAGACCAAGCACCGGAGCTGAACGCAACACGGTAACCACCCGCTACTTTTTGAAGTGTTATCGTTAACTCTCGGCCAATTCCCGTGGGGCCGTCTGCCACCACTATCTCAGCGATATCAATAATGTCGGGCGGGAGCAATGCCGGTTGGTATGTTGTCCCCCCGGCATTAAAAGTGATGTCCGTCCGGAAAGTTGCACCCGTTTGTATTGGACTAAGGGATACGAATTCCCATCCATAAGTTGCGTTCAGGTGTTTATCTAAATTGAGGCTGCCACTCTGTATCGCAGAGGCCCCATTCGCTGGGAAAACCTCTGTCCCCGTAAAAGTCGTGCTTTGAGAAGGTAAGATTGATCCATCATAAGCGATGCCGGAAGCGGGATTAAGGGTGCAACTATAATCTAAAGTAGTCATCCCAAATACTTGCTGATGGACTTGCGTATCATCCCCACCATAAGGAAAGGTAATGACACTAGGGGTAATCGCTATTGGATAATCCGGAGTAGAACTAAACACATAGGAAGAGGAAGCCGTTATTCCCGTTGACGGGTCTGGCTCTCCAACAGGTGGTAGCATGGCGTGGCTAAACTGGTATAAAAGCTCATCCCCACCCAATACGGAGACACTAACTGTAGGGGCTTCCCCTCTTGCTAAGAATCCCACAGTTATCACACCGTCTAGGACATTACCTGCCAAATCCGTAGGACCCGCCGCAGAGACAACATATGATCCACCTAAAGTAGTTCCCGTATGTGTTAGGATAACGGATAAAGCCCCGACACCCCCCATTGTCCCTACCTGAACGGCCACTACCGTTGAGGGGGCTACACTACTAGGTGTTAGCGTATAGGAGGCACGGTCAGTTAGTAGAGCATTAGCGGTGTCCATCTCCTCAGAGAAAAAGACCTCTATCTCCCAACCGGTAAGGCTGGTGGCGGACGTCAAGAAAGGTTGTATTAGGTCTGCCATAGCATTTCCTTTGGGCCTACATATGCACTACCCTTACTTAAAATATAGGCGCATCAATGTACCTAGATAAAGAACTGCTCCGTAGCATCTTCCTGTTCTACTTCCCTAGGCACTTGTTGACCCAAACGATCCACCGTCACCTCATAGGATTGACCCGTAACACTCACACCCATCCTCCGCCTTAGACGAAGAATACTAGGTGCTACTTTGACCCCTGTTGCGGGAGCGGCAACTAAACTATGTCCAGCAGGGCCACCGTGTTGCCCCATGACTGTCTTAATTCGATACGTCCCGGCATTGTATCCAGTATAGAAGGTAAGTATCTCACCCTCTTGTATGGTGTGCCATAACGATTGAGCAGTATCGGTAACCTCATCCCCAACTACCGAAGCCGTTCCGGTAAGGCCCGTGGGTGAAGTGGAGTAACTACGGACTACAGTATCATCACGAATGAAAGCTTTGACTTCCATAACTTCATAACGACCTATGTGATACATATCTTGAGATGCGGGCGTACCTTCAATACCACCCACATGAATAGAATTAGGTCCTGTCAGGATAGTTAGCTGGGTTCCATTTAGCGTGGGGTTCTGAATAGAACTAAAGTCCTTAGTGGGATCACTGAAAAGACTTCTATCCGCCCAAGTAATACCAGCTTCTCCTGCTATCCGGGTGGCGCCTAAGCAATACCGTCGGAAGTCCTGGTAATAATAGGACTCCATTTTATAGCCGTCATAGCCATAGGACTCCACCGGGTCACTTAGGGTCTCTTGGAAAAGATGTCTATAGTCGTATAGGGAATGAGCAGGTTTGAGAGCCCTGAGAACTATATAAACATTTTGGAGTAGGGTGAAAGGGTCCTCTGGGAAACCATATAACTGAACATCTTTCCCCCCTATCTCAATGACATCCGTAGGGTGTGACACATTGATCTCAAAAGAAAAAGCGTCCGCTGCCCCCCAAGCAGAAGTAGGTACCAATGTTCCGTTTTCATCTCGAACCAAGAGTTTCCGAGCTTCAAGGCCTTTCTCTATCACAGTAACCACGGAATCTGTAAGTAGCTCCACACCGGATTTCTGAACGGAAGCCGTAGCACCCGCCAAAAGAAGACCCACCATCCGTTGAAGGAAAGTTCTATATGTCAGATCGCCCTCTATAGTAGGGTATCCATAACTATCCGCATCAGGAAAGATTAGCCCTCCTAATATCTGATAAAGCACCTCTGGACGAGTGTAATCATAAAAGGAATCCGCGAATACTTCCTGGGCGGTAATTTGAAAGTCCGCTATTTGCTCTGCTGCGGAACGAAACTGCGTATCATAGAAAGGCCCAGCCGTCTGACTTAGATAGTTACTAGGTAGTAGTTGTCTAAAGACGACCATCACCCGTTCTACTTGTTCCTGTACCTTTAGGATATGGTCTTGACTAGGCTCTTCCCAAGGTGAAGGATTCTGGTCCAGTAAACCTGGGAGTAGGTTTTTGTCTACAGGATTAGTCATCTGAAATAGCCTTTATCATAGCGTCATACTCTTTCCGCCCGTCGTGCCATTTCGTTTCCCAGACCATTCGCCAACGGAAACCTTTAGGGTCAAGACAAGGCACAATGCAGTGCTGTTCCATCTCATTCAATTTGCGGTGATACACAATCCTATCCAAGAGATAGCCCATCCAAGGCAGCTTTCTGAGTATCCTAAACTCAGCTTCCCCACCCATCAGGTGCTCTTTACTTTTGTAAACAGTTACGATGGGTTTCCTCAGACGATACGTCTTCTCTATACCTACAGGATTAGCCATTTAAAGCCGCCTTCGACATCTCTTTGTATTTTTCAGCATCCGCAGCATCAAGAATTGCCAGTATCATTTCATCATAAGCTTTGTTATCCACAACGTTGTTATCCGCTAGGGTGATCCATTCCGAGGCCCCTGCCATTCTCCAACGAAAACCTTTAGGGTCCATGCAAGGTGTAATACACAGCATTTCAAGCCAGGTTAATTTCCGATGAAATTCTGCCGAGCTTATAAACGTACCATGACTAAAATAGTAAACATCTACCGGGAGCGATTGCCCAACGCGAGTCACCGTTACTATGGGGTCTTTTTTCTTAGTTGCCATTTAAAGCCGCCTCATCCAAACCCTCAAGACCTTCCTTCCACAACCTGTCCTCTGCCATACGCCAACGAATTGGTGGATCATTTAGCCCACGGTGCATAAGTGGAGCAAACATCGCCCATTCAAATGGGGCTAACTTCCTGTGAAACACTATCGCCTCCAAGGCATAGCATTTAAAGTGCCCCCCGTCATAAATGGTTTTCGTTTGCCAGGGCTTCTCGTCTACAATCTTGTATTGCATATCTCTATGTACAGTTACCATTGGGTTTTTCTTCATATGTTTCTCCCTGTCACTAAGGTCTTGAAGTTGGTGTCCTCGTCGTAGGTGAATTCCAGATCCCCTAAAACTAAATACTCTGCCGGTCCCGGTGCTATACTTTTGGCACCGTCATCGTCGTGAGCAATATAAGTTACTTTCAATGTACCATCCGAAGGTGTTGTACCGGTAGGAAGCGCAAGAAGTACCCTGTTAGCGGTTTCACCCGTGTAGTTTGGTATATCCATACCATCGTTACCTATGATACAGGCGGCGTTAGCTGAGCCCTTCAGGGGCAACCCATTATACTGCGGCACATAATCATAAAGTGTTAGGGGGATGTCATCGATATAAACTCCCCGGTACTCGTTAGAGTCCCCGCCGCCATCCATTGTGTTACTGTAAAAGGGATTCTTCACCAAGTAAACCTGTACCGCATCCGTTTCCCAAGGGGTACCTGAAAGCTGAACCCAGTCCGTATCCCTTACGGTCGTAAGCACCTCTTCCCGCACAACCAAGGCGCCATCTTGACGAGCCTGCAAAGATAAAGGTACCACCACATAAGACACTCCGGGTACGGATTCTATAACTTGGATGACATCACCAGGGCGAAGAGGTTGTCCTAGCACCAGAGTTCCAAATAAACGACCTAACTCCGTTCGGATATTCCCGTCCACAATCGAAGAGGACTGGTTTTGACTAAGTACCACCGTAGCTTTTATGTCCACCCCAACATCAATAGCTTCTTTCGTCACCACATCAGCAGTACAGTGTCTCGTAGCATCCACCGTGGTTTGCACATTCCCCACCATAGAATTAGTGGTGTATTGGATGGTGTAATTTTCGTCATGTTGGTAGTCTACAATAACCTGAAGGCCCTCTGTAAGACGCCCGCCCGTCACGGGAACAAAGGCTAAGGGGGTCTCGCCGTCCTCGTTAAGGAAACTAAAGTCCTTACTCGTATTTGGGGAGAGCGGTCCAACATATTCGATGGATCTATCAAAGTTGTAGACATGCACGGTGTAAGGATTAGTCCCCAAGTTATTCAAGTATTCCGGTCCTTGAAGAATAACGTGGTCTTCCGCTTCTACTACAAGGGGTGTCCCGGAAGGGATGTTCACGGGGGTTGTTCCGTCTAAGGGTTCTACCACTTGCAAGTAATCCCCAGCTTCCGTGGAACGACCTAAAACAAGAGGGTCCCCCGGGTGATATAAATTGTATGCGGAAGGACTGACAATATCCGTAGTGCTCTCCGAGGAGTTCCTGTAAAAGGTTAGCACCTCAGTAACGGGCTGACGCTCAAACACATGCTTATCACTTGTCCGGAAACGGAAAGACCCTTGGAAGATGTCCCGGAAATCATATTGAGTTGGGTCATTATAAGCGGCTGAAAGCTGCAAGACATCCGGTCGGATTACTTCCGCATCACGTAAATCCAGTATGACCTCACCAGTTTCAGTAGTAGCCGTGAAATAAAGATCCCAATCCGGTATATCTAGCATCTCGATAATAGGGTTGTCCGCAGAGATACGTGGGTCCAGTGCCCGGAACTTAAGATTACCTATTTCACCTACGGGCTCAAACTGCCCCCGGATAACGGTCTCAAAGGAAAAAGCGAATGAGTCCGTAACGGTAGCAAGGCTCTCCCCCCTCGTCCAAATATCTACTTTGCCGCCCCAATGAGTACCAGTACTCTCGTCTAAGTCCCGCATCATAAGACTATGCCCCGCCTCTACTACATTTACCTGGCGAACACCTGGTACGGTTGCTGCTTTTTGGGTGTAGCCCCGATAGGTTCCTGAGTCCACAGAGGACAAGACACCATCCGCACGGGAAGCTAAACTTGCATTAGTCTCTGTATTCCGTCCCCCAAAGGTTTTGTCCGTGTTAGTGACAAAAACATCCGAGATCCCTTCCGGAATAACTGTAATCTGTCCGGCGGAAAGGTTGCCAGCTTCCCCAGCGTCTATAGCTTGGATATAAGCACGAATGGACCAGCGCCCTGTAGCGGGATTGTAAACTGTTCCGGAACCCGTAGCAGAGATACGGGCGGCTGATGTTGTCCTAAATAGAACACCCCCGTTAGAGATGATGGTGCCAATAGGAACGAACCTAGTCGTAGAGGGCCTCACGGTCATGTAAAAAATAACCTCTCCTCTTGCCCTGTAACCGGATCTTCTAGTTGTACCCCTACGAGCGGCCAGATGATCAAAAGCATTGTCAATCATGTTCTGAGTGGATGCTGTATTTTGAAGGAAAAAGGCTTGCTGTAAAGCTAACTTATAAGGACTCTGCAGTACCGGTACGGAAACACCCTCCCCTGTAGGATCATCTATAGCTAATAAGGTAGCTGTGCTTTGAGCAGTCTGTAAAAAGCCAACGATAAATCGAATACGCTCAGCTTCGGTTGAAAAGGGATCAATGAAAGTATCCCTCAAATATGTCCCAGGCTTTACATCCACTTCAGGGTGAGACCGGAAAATAGCTAGGGTAGTATTCCTTACCACTTGCTGCCGTGTTACTCCAGGAAGGTTTGCTATTCGGGGGGTTACGATAAGGGGTGTCCCTGTAACCTCCTGTGACATGGCTGATTCGTACTCAACATCGCTAATCAAATACAATGCCGTCACCGTGTAATAAATGGGGTCCTCATCAGGAATAGCTAGAAACTCATTATAAGGAACCGCGGGGTTCGTGCCGTCCGTAGGTGTAGCGGATCTATTATGAGTAAAAGAGAATTCCTTTCTTTCATTTACAGCATCTACCCTTACGGTAGTTCTAAACTTAGTCACGGTATCAGCGATTAGGATACCCTCATCAAAATTTGCTTGGATAACCGTCCCGGCCCTATCCACTTGGGTCCCAGTCACCCGGAAATACAAAGGATCAGCTACCGGTGTGCCATCATCTTGCAATACCACATCCGTATCTGTAACTAAGGTACCCGCTTCAGTAGTCACCTGCTCCGTATCATAGGAAATAACAGGTTGAAGATTAATACGCTTATAACCCGACAACCCCCCACCAGGGGAGATAGAGGCATGGAAGTTGTAGCCCGTAACATTTGGATCAGTCAGCCCTGGAAGGGTGATTTTAACTGTGCTGTCCTGTTGCTCTATATACACTCCGGAAGGAGCTATCACCGTAGCTTTAACATTCCGGTCTAAAGAAAGGTTAGCCTCAATGACACCCGGTAGAGTAGACTCCCCGTTAGATAAGACGGACACTACCTCGACCCTGTTACCACCTTGCAATAATTGTAAGCCCTGTGGATACGCCGAAGGATTAGGCACCGTGAAAGTAGTACCCTCAAATAGAATGTAATCCGGATCAGATGAAAAGCCGGAACCTCTTATAGAGACTTGCATGTCCGCTGTGTCGGGGTCCATTGTACCCGTAAAGAAGCGGGCAGATACATCCGTGCTAAAAATATAAACCTCACGGTATACACCGTCAGGGGATAGGAATTTGGGTGTTACTGCCATTAGGCTCCTCCACTAGATGACGAAAGGCCTACTGCCTCTGCCCCTAACATTAGTCCATTAGACCCCATTAGGGCTACCGTTCCAGGTGTTGTGAATACAATATTAAGCTCTATGGGTTTCGATGAGGCATTTCTCACCGTCACATCAATCATGAAAGTAGTGGGATCTTGCTGATGTGGCTTGACCTCCACCTTATCCACGGAATATAAACGCTCTTTATAGGAGACGTCCTGGTACTTCGCTTGCTCCGTTTGAACACTCTGATACTTAGCTAAAGCCCGCCTCACGTCCTCATTTATCAAAGTAGAGACCCCAGAGAGAGCCTTTGCCCCAATACGTGATTGTAGGTTTGTGCCGTACCAGGGATGGTAAGGATTAGAACCTTTTACCGTCAGCACGATTTTCAAGGCAGCCTGGTAAAGCAGATCCTCATTTGCAATCATTATACTTTGGCCACTCTCATCAAAACGAATGTCATTCTCAACGTATGTCCCACTGCAACGACGACAACGCTGTACCGCCATAGAATAAGTCACCTTGAAAGTAGGATTCGTTTGAAGAGGCTCTATAAACACGGGGTATTTAGAACCCCCATTTGCCTGGGTTGCTACTAATTGCCACGGCGGATATATTTGCCTCCCCATAGCACGTCGTTGATAGGTGTTTTTTCTCACAGCACCAAAGCCCAAAGAAGCTGCTGCACTACCCCCTATCTCTACATAGGATTTAGTACCCACAGAATGGGTATCCATAAACGACAGGTGCCCGTTAAAGGTTTCAGCAAAAGCTACAGCTAAGCCGTCCCGTTGAAGTAACGTCAATATTTGCTTGGCCGTATAGCGAGTAAGGCTTTGCACATCAAAAGTATAGGAATAATCGCCCCCGGAAGTTTTAAGGGTAACGGTATCCTCACCAGGGATGATATCAAAAGGACCGGAAAGGGCAC